CTGTATTACAGGACAATTGTTGCATATTCTTTTTAACATTGGCAAATTGTCATAACTACCTTCTGTAAAGAAAAACTCTGTATCAATACCTTCACACGCTGGTCTTCCTTCCCACTTCGGATAGTCGTTCATTTAACCTCCAGTCGAATAGAAACCTGAACCTTTAAACTTTACTGCTGGAGCAGACCATATACGAACCATAACTGCAGCGCAAGTGGGGCAAGGCGGTGCAATATTTTCGTTTATCTCAATTAATGTTTTGCATGCATTACATTTAAAATCATATGATGGCATAGTTAATCACAATCTGGTTCAACATCGTTTGGATATGGAAGAGTTACCATTGAACCACAGTTAGCACACTCTCCGTCTAAGAAGTAAAAGTTTATTTCTTTGTATTCATCAAAGGCTATAAGGGCGATAAAGACTTCGCAACCACAGACACAGGTAGTGCCTAGTGTTTGACCACGTAGGTCCATTGCCTTTGAGTAATCAGTAGGGTGTAGCAATTCCCTAATATGTTTACTCTCCTGATTCATCTTCGTCTTTCTTTTTAGGTAAGACATCTTCATCTGATTCAGGACGCCATCCGCCTAGATTTCTAATCAATCTGATACCTCTGACCTGCTTACTGTTTGAGCAAGGTCTTTAATTTTGGTAGGGATTTCATATGATTCGGAAATAACTGATGGTAAAAATGCTTCTATGACAGCACTGTTGTAATAATAAATATCAACATATTCGTAGCCACTAGTCTTGGCTTTTTCTTTTTCGCAATACTTTAATGCAGCATTACGTAAAGATTTTGCAATTAACTTTTCTTTATCTTTTGGTTCAAGGGTAGACCATTCTTTAAACTTAACTGGGTGTGTAACAAACCATAGCCACAATGTCTGGGCTATGTCTACCCGTTCAACCATTGGATATTTCCTGTTGTACTCACTTGCTAAGGCAGCAACAAGCGACTCGTATTCTTCCGTATATGAGTCGTTCATTAAAAAAATACCTAGCCCTTGCCTGATTCAATGCCTGCCCATTGACCTCTTTGTACCATAAGTCCGATTATGGCATAGTTTGCTAGGTCAACCAGTGTATCTTCTATTGTTTCGTAGTTTGGCGTGTCGCCATTATCAACCAAGTGATTAAGTCTGGCTAACTTGTCATGCATTCTAACTCTTAGCCCATTTAATGCACCGCCTGGAGCATGGGCTATGTTTAACGGACCGTAGTCCTGATGCTTCTTATAAAGAATATCTAATAGTTCATCTGTTATATCTGCTGCGTATCTACTGTCCTTCATCTAGCACCACCCTTAAGTTGTCATCTATATCTATCATTGCTTCTTGCACTAGGACTTCTTCTACTATCTCATTGCCTTTGCCTTCTGCTGCTGCCAGCATAACTTCAGCCAAGACTTTAAGCCCTGAGTTCTTTGCTTCAACTGTCTTTAGTTCCCAGATATCTCGTAATGCATTTAAGATATCTAATCCTTTATTATCTGATAAAGGAATACCAATCAATCTAGGGTTGTCTTTTATATATTCCCAGATATCTTCTTTAAGTAATGACTCTTCTGATTCGCTCATCAATAAATCCAATCCCTTCCTGTAAAACAATCGAGTTCACATCATGCCCTTCTGGCATCTGAACTATATTTGCATTTCCTAATTCACGGCTAATCTTTTTGCCGAACTCTAGTCCTGCAGCATCACCATCAGCAAGAATAATTACTGTTTCAAAATCATCTAGTATTTTAGAATAGTATGGCTTCCAATTGTTGGCGCCAGGTATTCCTACTGATGGATGATTTGTTTTAGCAACTACAGTTATACAATCTATCTCACCTTCGGTGACACATATGTATCCGTCTGCTGTTAGTACTGCCTGTGAGTTAAACATTGTTGTCTTAGCCCCTGGCATTCCCATATATTTAGGGTCACCACCTGACATAGTTCTAAATCTAATATCAACTACACCTGATGGTGTTACATATGGAATTGCTAATCTACCCGTGTAGCCTTCGTGACCTGGAAGTGGATGTTCTACTACTCCCAGATGAAATCGCTGAACTTCTTCTACCGATAACCCTCGGCTCGCTAGGTAATCTTTCCCCAGATGAATGCTTGCTTTGTATGTTTCTGTTGCCTGTAAGAGAAATGCTCTCTGCGAATTTGATAGCCTCAATGTAAGTGCCTCCTTCCCGTTCCATAATTAAATCATAAACATCACCACTGACACCGCATCCGTGGCATTTAAATCTTTGTTCATCAAAGTTTATTCCAGCAGATGCATGTGAATCTTGGTGAAAGGGACATTTTATTTTGCGCCAGCCGTGCCCCTGTTGCGGCAAGGCGGCGCCTAAGTACGCTAAGTACTCAGCAATACTATGCTTTTGATTGTCCATTCATAGCCCTATGAATAAGGTCCAACCATATATAGGCTGGCATACTGCAATACCATTCATTAACATCGGTCTTTCCTTTCCGTTTGTGTAGAACTGTTCCTGTCCAAGCACTATCATTTTTTATTTCTACTTCTAATTCTTTTATCCACGCACTAAGGTCCATACGAATATGGTTTTTTACTTCAATAGTTACTCCATTGACACCGCTTACATCACCTTTATCTAATTGTGCTCCTGCGATTCTGCGGTCTGCATATGGAAAACCATTTGCTTTTAACCATTTAACTACATCTGCTTCTGCTTTGGAACCTTTTGCTTTGCGTGGATTGCTCACATCATTCCCTCCTGTTGGTATCTAACGATAACATCTTCTAGATACATAGACTCAGGATTGAATGCAAGACTCACATAGTTGTTTCCTGTTTGGTCTGCTCTGCCATATCTATTCTTGACTGGTGCTACGCATAGGTAAGTATCATCACCTTGTTTCATTTGCCCAATAGTTAGCACCATTGCTGGAATTTGATTGACTAGACCCTGGATTGCTGACCGTGGCTGGCAAGGATAACCCTCGAAGCCTTCTTTAGTATGGTGCAGAACCAGTAGTGCAGCGTTAGTATCACGGGCAAGATACTTCAGTTCTTTCATTGCTGCCCGCATACCATGGAACTCTTCATGCCCATCCATTGCTATATCCATTAGGTTATCTACAACAATTAGAGTAGGGCTTCTGCCCCATACAGTTTCAAAGGCTGATACTTCATCATCTAAATCTTTAAGTGTTGGTGTTGATTCAAAAGACCAAAACAAATGATTGTTAGATAACAAAAGTTCGTGTGCTTTTTCTGCATCTTTCTTTAATAGTTGTTCTGCATTTTGCTGTGACATATTACCTGCCATAGCAACTAACCGCATAGCCATTGTATGTGCGTTTGTATCTGCGCTGAAATAAAGAGTTGGTAGTTTTGTTCGGGCTGCTATAGCAAGGGCAATAGATGACTTGCCTGCACCTGGAGTGCCAGCAATAACTGTTACCTCTGCTCTACGCAGAATGATTCCAGCCCGTTCAAATGCCGCAAAAGCGGGTGGCAATGGTTCGCCACCCACTTCTGCTTTATTAATTGAGCGTCTAAGTGTTTTCACTTTACCGAATCTGGCACAAATGTATTCCAGTCTGGACTGGTAACAAGTACGTATTGGTTCTTACACTTATCAAATGCACCCTTTGGTGCTGGACAGAAGTAACCTTTGTATGGTTTCCCATCTTTGCCCATTCCTTGAATGGCAGTCATTCTTCCATGTGGACAGTTTCGCCCACCAATAGATTGTGTTACTGGATTTTCATTAATGATACTCGCTCCTAAACTTGCAGCGATATCTTGTGTTGACATTACAGGGCTTGCGCCTTTGATTGCAGTCTCAACTTCTTTAACTGCATCAGCAATAACATGAATGCCATTAGCAATCATGTCTGCAAATTCTTCTGCAGTTTCTGCTCGCAGTGTGATACCTGTACCACCTGCTGATTTTAGATTGATGCTTATAGGTGCTTCCGTGCTAGGCACATATTCTCCTTACTCTAGTGGAGTAGCAAGACCCTTTTGGTCTCGCCACTTTCTTACTCGCAGTGCAAACTGTACACCTTTCCAACCTTCTTTGATATCTACAAATACTAATTTGCAGTTACCCGTTCCTGCTGGTAGATGAACTATGATTGCCTTTTCTTGGTTGACATCTCCCCAAGTACCACGGGTTGCCGTGGCTGGGTCATACGGCAAACCGTGAGCATAGATTGCTAACTGCATGGCAATGTTATGTGGATGGTCAATGCGTCCTGTTTTTAAATCCGCAACAAACCGTTCACCTTTATATTCAACAATTCTATCTGGTGTTCCTGCAATTTTATCTTTGTCATAAACACAGAACTGTTCAATGAACACATGATTAAAAATAGATGTTGCTTGTTCGTATGCTTTAATATCAGGAAGCCACTGGTCTGGTACCGCACCAAGGTCCTGTCCTAAATCTAATCGTTCTGTTAATGCATGTATTGCCGTACCAATAGTTGCTGCTTTACTAGCACCAGCATGGTCCATTGCTTCTTCAATGTATGCATTAATTAAATTCTTATCTTCGCCTGCTGCACTTATTGCTAACAATAAATCTGGTCGTGTTGTTAAACCAAGTGCTGTCATTCGCATCTTCCATGCGACTAATGCTGAGGCATCATCTAAACTATTTGCAATTGTAGTAGCCCGTGTATAAGCAACTGCTTTTTTACTTTTAGGTGGGACAACCATTGGTCGTCCGTATCTATCTCTTTCTATTTCTGTTGTCATATTATCCTAGTCTCCTGTTAGGTATGAAGCGGGTCGTCCCGTGTTCGCTGGTAGCGGGACCACCCACCATCACAAATCACCCATTCCAGGTGGTGCGAAGATTACTCAGGAGTAACTTCCTGAACAGTTATCTCATCTACAAATAAGTCGCCATCTTCTGCGTAAGATACTTCGATATTGTTTTCAACAATCTCAGTAGCCTCTTCTTGATTAGATGCTTCGATACCTGTGATAGTAAGATATACCTGCACTGTTGCAGACCAATTTCTTTTAAGTTCATCTGCGCCAATACTTCTAAGCAACTCATTGATATCTTCTACAGATAAAGTTATATCTTCATCTCCAGAACTATAGTTAGATGAGAACAATTCATATACATCACCACGAATTTTCTGAACTAATTGATACTTGTCATTATATCTTTCGGTCATTTTGTTAAGTGCTGTTCTGTTCTCTGTTGCTTCTTTAATTAATGCTGCAAGCGACTCACTTGTATGGTAGTAAGTAGCCCCTTCTACTGTAACTGATAATTGCTCGGTCATTTTCTGTCTCCTATTCTTCCGAATCAATCCACGCATCGAGGTGATGCGCTTGAACAATTGCACTAACTGGTGCACAGGTTTGTCCTTTCCATGTAATACCAGATGGTAGTTCAATTAACTTGTCCCAATCTCCATCTGATGCTGAATAGATAGCCTCAATGCAAGGCTCTACCATGGTTGGTGGAACTGGTGGATAATGATTGCCTGTTAGATGAATGTATATTGATTGTTTAATATCAATAACATTTTCTGCTAACTCATAGGCTGTATTGCTACCCATTACTGTCTCCTATACTGATAGTAGTTCTAGTGCTCGCAATTTCAAGCCGTCATTGCGGGCACTGATTGTCGCAATGGCGGCGTCTTTACGCTGATTACCATGGTCTGCGTACTCAATGACTGACTGCCATAATCCGAACTCTGTGTTACGGATGTTCTCTTGTGTTGGAGAGTCATTGTAAATAGAGAATGCTTTATCTCTAGCAGCGAATGCTCTGCTACGCATACTCTTTTCTCCTTTGCTAAGGAGTTCGATAGGTGAGAATTCCACCTTGCTTGGGAGTGGGAATACTTTCTTGAAGTAATTGACTGCGTGTTCACGGGTAGCCTCTCGCTCTAATAGAACAGTAGATAACTGTGTATACATTTCCATAGATGTATAAGTCAATTGCATAATCTCTTTAACTTCTTGAGGATTAAGAACTGCATTAGTTGTATGGCGTAATGTATATGTCATTTGATTTTTGCCACGATAGATTTTATTAATCTGATTGTGACAAAACAAACGCTCAAT